CTATATATTCTTCTACCGGATCTATTGGAATATATTCAAGATAAATTATTTCAATTACTTTTCCATAAACATTTCTTTGTATTACATACTGATCTATTCGTAAATTTCTAAAAGAAAAATCATCATCAATTATAGTCATAACATCTCCAACAATAATTAAATGCTGAAGAGCTTGATATAAAGTGTCTCGTAAATTTTGAGATACAACTTTATTATATATTTGAAAACTAAGAGTTTCTAGGTATGATTTAATTTCTGGTGTTGGTTCTGCTCCATTTTTTAATCCTAGTTTAAAGAATGGAGAATCGTTTAGTGGCATTAAGGCAGACAACATTCTACTAGCCATAGCTGTTACACCACGGCTTGCTACTGAAGAATAAGGCTGTGGTAAACTAGAATCTTCAGCCCATCCTCTTGGTGGCAAAACTGAAGGAATAGTTAGGCTAGCGCATTTTCTAGCAATATCTAAACGATATTGTCTTCTACCATCTAAAGTTCTAAACCTTTCAGCTAGTGTTTGTTCTACCATATTTTATCCTTGTGGTCTTTGTAAATAACTTTCTGTTGTTCCACTATATAAAGAACCAAACATACCAGTTAATTTTTGGTATTCTTCTTCAGTAAGTTCTCCAATATCTGTAGGAGTTGAAACTTCTCCCTTAGCTTCCAATTCTTTTGCTGTTTCTGCTTCAGCAGCTTGTTGTTGTGCAATAGAAAGTTGTTCTGATTGTTTAGCTAATCTTAATTGTTCTGCTTCTGCGGCTTTTCTTTGTTCTTCATAAGCCATTAAATTTTTTTGTCTTGTGGTTTCTGCATCAGCTGCAATTTTTGCTTGTTTTTCTAACATAGCACTATATTCTGATGAGGACATACCACCAGATACTGTTGGTCTTCCACCCATATTATTCTCCTTAACTTGGTCTTTCTATAAAAGATGCTTTTTTTTGAACTGGTCTAGATATAATTGGAGCATCTTGAGATGCTGCTATACTAGCCGCTTCTCTTCTTGATGTAGCTGAAGTTCCTAATTTAGTTCCAATTGTTTTTTGTTTTTTCTGTTCTTTTAAAATTCTATCAACATTAGAAACAGTTTCTTCTTTAGTTTTCATGGCTTGTTCATATTGTTCACCACTAATACCTAAACTTTTTTGTAATTCTCCATATGCTTTTGAATAAGCCCCTTCAATTAATTTTGCATATTTTTTAGCATCATCTAATCCATATTTATATCTTGGATCAGCATAATTTATGGCCATATTACTCATCCATAAAGTATCATATGTAAGATTTTGTCTATTTTCGGTTTTTTTCATTCCAGCTGTATTTAAATACACATTTAAAGAATTATACATTTTTTGTCTATTTGCGTCTGCTTCAGCTATTAATTTATTATAACTACTTAAGTCAAGATTGGATAAAACACCGCCTTTATCTTTATATTGATCAAGTAGGTTTTTTTCAATTTGAGAAAATTTTAAAGAATTAATTAGATTTTTATTTTCAAAATCTCTAATTTGAGTATTTTTCCATTGTGAAGATGTATCTAATTCATATAGTTTTGTAAGTGGATTATATGTACCATATTGTGAAAAACCAAGAGATCCATAATTTTTAGAGGTATTTGGATTTAAAACATCAGAAACAGCTTTTCTCATTTCACCTAATTTTAGATATTTTTTATTATCTCCAAATGGGGATTTATTAAAAACTTTATTAGAAAAAGATTCATTTGAAAATAATTGATTTAAATAATCTAATTGAGTTTGATTAAAACCATAAGTATTTCTTCCAGTTTTACTAGATACTTTAGAATTTAGTGTTTTTAAAAAAGTATCTTTATCTACATATCCTTGGTTATATCCTACATTACTACCGGGAATAGCTTCCATCTTTTTTTTACTAACAGCATATAGCCAACTTTCAAATTGACTTGTTTCTTCATCCCACCCAGAACCCGGATTCCAAGCTGCTCCTGCTATTCTCCTTCCACCAGTTCCTCTGGTTGAACCAGAACCTCTTCTCCAATCTATAGTATAATAACCTCTAGTTATCATTTTTAAAGCTTGTGCTTTATCAAAATCAGCAGTATTTTGACTTTGTTTATTACTAAGAAATGAAGAAAATCCAGATATTTTAGATGCTTGTTCTTTTTGTGCTTCTGTGGCTTTTGCTTGGGCAGCAGTTATTGCTTGATCTTTTAATTTTTTAAGCGTATTTAAATCTTTTTTAGATAATTTTTGTGTACTACTTTTTCTTAATATTTTATTTTTTCTATTTTGTTCTAGTTGTTTTGTTGTTATTTCATTAGCTTTTTTTGTAATATCTAACAAATAATTTTGTAATCTAGACATTTAATCTCTCCTTCTTTTGCTTTTCATAGATTGTTCTTAATTTCTGAACAACATCTACTTGACCAGCAGCAAAAGCTGACTCTCTAGTAAAGTCTTCAGAGCTTAAATCCACTTTGTATTGGAGTGGTTTGTATAGTTTTTCCAGTATTAATATCAGTTCCTCGTCTATCTGTGGAAAGTTGTTCATTTTGTTCATTCTTTAAATTATTAATTTGATTTTCTAATTCTTCAAATTTATCAAATAAAGATCTAACAACAAGTGTTAGTTCTGCTGTTGATAAAGTTGAACCTAATTTTAATCTTGTTGATATTTGTTCTTTTGAATACATATATACCTCACGATAGATCTACAATTTCACAAGCACCAGCAGTACACGCCATAGCATGAGATGACTTTGTTGAATCAGTCTTTTCATACTCTTGTAATAAAGACCAATCAACATCTATTTTTGGATATAGATTATAAGTTCTAGCATCAATTTCTTCAAATGGAGCCTGAGCATAAACATGATCTGACTTTGGTAAGAAAGAGATACCAGAAATTTCATTAAAGTTTTCATATACCCACTGACCTATAGCTAAAAATTCATCATCTCCATAAGAGACTGTAATTGATGGCTTGTGGTGACAATATGATTGTTGATAAGTATGCCATAATTCAAGATGATCTAAAGCTCTTAGATTCTTTTGAGTAATAGAATCTTCAGGAGTCTTTTGAGCAAATGTAAAAATACCAGTTGAATCTGGATTCATTACACAATCTTCGCATGGAACTCCAGCATCTTTCATAAACTGATACATAGGATCTTTTTTATCAATACGGACTCGTCTATAATAGAACTGAGAATATCGTGGATGAAGACCGCTAGATGAATCAGCAAGACAACTAGTTGTACCTTCTGGCTTAATGCATGTAATTGATTTACTTGGATTAATACCAAGTTTTTCAGACCACTCAAGATTAACCTTTACAGCATGTTCTCTAAGAGATTCTAGAGCATGGGCAAGTTTACCCATTCCCTTTGAGCCATTCATTAAAGAGTTATCAAAGATACCAGTCATTGATACACCAAGTAATCTTTCTTCTTTACAATTATCTTCCCATTCTTTAGAAAGATAAGGAAAATTAGTAAACATACTTTGAATTGTACCAATAATGGTAGCCATTTCAATTTTCTTTTTGATTGTTGTAATTGTATCCTCTTGTTTTAGAACAATCGTACTGAGATTGCAGAATTGATTCGGCCTGAGAATTATTTCTGAACATGGGTTTGTACCATACTCTATGTCGCTTCTTCTTCCAGACTTTTCCGCTATTGTTCTCATTGCTTGACGATTGCATATTCCTCGTTCTCCTGAGTGTGAGTTATACAATTCAGTCCATTCCTCAAGAAACTGACCAAGAGGGGGACGGCTTTGATAGATTGCAGAGTTATTAGCAAGTGCTCTATGGCCACTAGATGCCCACCAAGATCCACTCTTACACTTAGCCATTTCACGATCTGATAGATCTGATAGAGAGATCATGGCTGATCTACGGACACCACCTACAATAACAGATTGAGCAATCTTACAACAAATATCATGACATTCTAAGGCTGTTAGTTTACGACCTTGAGCAGCATAAAAAGTTTGAGTTACAAACCTAAATACTTCTTCTAAAGGACCGGGACCACTAGCACGACCACCAAATGTTTTTAACTTAGCACCAGCGGGTCTTACCATACTGGTGTCCCACTTTGGATGAATACCTTCATAAAGATTAGCTAGTAGGTTAAATAAAGCATTACACCAACCTTCTCTTGAATCTTGTACTTCAACAATCTTATTAAAATTCTTTTCAATTTTATTAGGAACTATTGGTAGTTTATCTGTACAACGATGTTCTACAGAATATCCTACTCCAGTTCCACACATAAGAATATACATAAGATTACTAAATGATCGTACTGAATTAATATCAAGATAAGAACAATTATAAAGAGCAGTATGATCTCTATCTAGTGCTGGTCCAGCAGTCATAAGACCACGCATACTTGGAAGAACCTGAAGATTTAGAATAGCATCCTTAATATCAGGTCTAGATTCTAGTTGTGGAACTTTAGTTGTAAAGTAATTCCACCAACGATCTACTGTTTCTGTCCAAGTTTCTCTACGATTTTCTGATTCAATCCAACGACTATAACGACTTAGTGCAATAAAGTTTTGAAATGTATTCATTATTTTGCTCCTGTTGATCCAAATCCACCAACACCTCTTTTAGTTTCTTCTAAATTCTTAACTCTTACAAATGTAGGAGTAAAATAATCTACAATTAAAAGTTGAGCTATTCTTTCACCATCTACAATAGTATGTCTTTTTGAAGCTGAATAGTTT